ATGACGGGCACGGCTTCCTGAGCCATTACGCGCTCTTCGCCTTCTTCGGCTCAAATGAGGCCAGCATGGCTTCCAAGTCTTCCGCCGAGAGTTCGGCCATCTGCTCTTGAATGGCCTGCATCCGCGCTTTCTTCTGGCCGTCAATCACCAGACGGCGATCTTCTAGGGACAACTTCTCCAGCATCGCCCGAATGTGTTCCGCTTGGTCTACGACAGCCGTGCCAGGGTCTACCTCGAGATAGCCCTGCGCCAGCATCCGCTTATGCTCCGGCTCGCTCTGGACGGTGATCTCTTCGCCGTCCGAGCTCCAGAGCAAGCGCGGATAGGGAAACGTCTTGCCGGCATCCGGGTTGTTGCGTGGCCCTTCGACCGACCAGAAGAACGTGGGCCGCGGGTCGTCCTTCGTCGGCAGCAGTCGCAGATCATGCAACTGCCGCGGGCGGAACGGTGAGCGCCCGCCTTGCAGATCCGCCGTGTTCAGCGAGCCGTCTGCAATCGCCGCCCGAATTTCTGCGAGCAGTTCAGCATTCAGTGCCATTAGTAGCCCTTCAGCTCCGATTCCACAATCGTGTTCGTGCCCACGAAGTTGGTGCCGCCATTGAACGAGACGCCCAGGAATCCGCCCGGCGTCGAATCAAAGGCCGACGACACCACGGACAACTGACCATTCCCAGAGGCGCCGGTCGCCACAAGGCCCGTCGCCGCCAGCGCATGACTACAGACACATGTGCCGGCCATAATCGCGGCCGTGCCGCCGAGGCGGATATGCGATGTGACCGTAAAGGTGCCAGTATCCACGGCCGCCGTGCCTGCGCCCCAGGTAAACGTCAGAATCGCCGGATCGGCCACGGTCCCGAGCGTGCCATACCGCACGATGACGGTGGCCGCCGCGGTGCCTGCCGCCGTCTTCACCATGTCGAAGACACAGGTGAAGCGCATGCCATTCTGGATGACACCCGGCCCGACCGGAATCGCGGATCCCGCCAGATAGGTATCCGCCGCGTAGCCCGTTGAGGAGGTGACACTCGCCACACTCACGGCCGAATTGAGAATCTGATTAAACGCCGGGCCGATCTGATAGGTCTGCTGAAACTCACTGGTTAGCCCATACCAGACCGGGGCGCCGTTTTCGTGCGGCAGTGAGATCGAGCCGTTGTAGCCTGGCACGACCCCAATGGTCGGTGACACCGTGACATCCGTTACGCGGAAGTATTCGTCTTCGCAGAGGATGATCATCTTGTTCGCGATGCCGGTCGCGGACGTCAACTTCAGCGTCTTGTCGTTGGCCGCTTTCGCGAGGGCGAGCGTCGTGGATACGAGTGCCATTAGGCCACCGTGACGCCGTTCTGTGCCACGCAGGCCCAGACGCCGTTAGATGCTTTCATCGTGCAACTATTGCCGACCGCGCCGCCGAAGGTCGCCACGTCTGTGGCTGCGGCGTTACCCGCCATCGTGATCGTATGCGCCTGCGCCGTCGTGCTGATAAACACGAGCGTATTCTGCTGATCAATGGCTGGTGCGGCGAGCGTCATCGCACCGACGCCGGCTTTCGTCAGGTAAATCAAGGCCACGTCAGACGTCGGCACCGTGCCCGCACCGCCGGGGCCGGTAATCGCGCCACTGACACCAAAGCTCTGACTCGTGACCACGCCACGCGGGACAATGCCCACGTTGACGAAGTCGCTCTGATTGCCGTAGATGACTTGCGCGAGGATGCCATGCGGCCCCGCCGTTGAGCCGAGGTAGCCTGGCACCACCCCCAGCACGGGCGTCAAGGCGTTGCTGGTGATCCGCATCCATTCGGCATCCACCAGCGCCAGCATCTTCGGCAGGGCACCGGTCGCGGACGTCAGATTGATGACGACGTCATTAGTGGCTTTCGCACTCGCGAGCGTGGTCGCAGTTAAGGCCAAGTTCGTATCTCCAAGTTGAGGTTCACGGGCACGTGCTCTCTAGACCTCTCGGCCTCTAACCGCACACTTTGCACGCCAGCTCTTGCCGCAGCACCGCCGTGCCATACAGCACGTCGAGGCGCTGAATCCACTGGTCGGTCGTCGCTACATAATCGCGGATGCAGCGAATCGCCTTGCCGGATTTCTTCGACGCCGCTCGATACGCCCTATCCGTCCCGCCCGGGAGCGGCATATCGACCATCGCCAGCGTGCCGAAATTCTTATTGGCAACCATATTGAACGGGGTTGACTTACTCAGAATGGTCGAGAACGAGGCGGCAGGCGTGTCGTAGACATACACGGCTGTCGAGACTGCGGGCAGGTTCGTCACGTTCTGCAACTGCTGGCCGGGGCCATACATCGCAGGCGCAAAGGGAATCACCATCGTGCCGCCCGAATCGCTCGTGGTCGCCGTGACCACGAACTGCATCGGCGATCCCATATTCTGATAATTCTGGGGATTGACGAGGTTGACCGGCGTCGTCGTCGAGACGAAGCTAATCGTATCGCCCGCGTTGAGTGTGCCCGTCGTCCAGCCAGTCGTGCTGATCGTCGTGGCGCCGTTGGCCGGCGCCGTGCCAACCACAGGCGTGGAGGAGCCGAGGGCGCCAACGGTCTGCACGTAGATGTTCTGGTCCATGTCCCAGGCCATGCCGAGCGTGCCCGATTCCGTCATGCTGCCCGACTCATACTGCGCGCTAATGGCTTTGCCGCTGTTATACAGCGTCTTCAAGTTGTCCATCAGGGTGAAATCCGCAACGGGCGAGAGCCACGCGTAGCGGTCTTCGGACGGGCAGGCGTTGTTGTCGAGCTTCACCTTCGCGAGCCCATACGTCGTGAGCGTCGTCGGCGTCGTGCCCGGCGTGCCGACCGAGTTATTCAGGCCCTGCGCCAAGTTGCAGACGTCCTGATCGATCAGGTTGTTCAGGCGCACGATCTGGGGCTTCAAGACGCGCTCGCGGTAGTTGTCGATATCGAGGGCGAGGTTCTGCGATGAGACCTGCGTATCAATGCCGCGCTGATACGACAGCGTCAGCGGCACGAACGTCTCGGTAATCGCTTCGATCTGGGCGGCCTGTCCGAGACGCCCCAGATACCGGGGTGGCTTGCGGATATTCAACGTCTGGCCGAGGACGGTCCCACCAAAGTCGAACTGGTCGGAATACTCGCTGTTGATGCGCTGCATCACCTTATCGGTGTTTTCCAGCACGTCCAGCGCTTCGAACGTCACGATATCGTTGGTGAGGAACGTATTCGCCATCGGGCGGCCCTACTCTTATCGACGCGCTTTCCGTTCGGCCTCCCGCCGCGCTTTGTAGGCGGCGTAATCGCCCTTGCGGGCAGCTTCGGCAGACGGTGTTGGCGTCGTTGGGCTACCGGACCCCACTGGCTGAATTGGGGCAGGCGGCGTGATCGTTCCGGCGGTCGGCGTCGAGGCCAGCTGTGCGGCGCCGTTCGTCGGGGCCACCGTGGAGAGCAGCATTCCAAACTCAATCGGATTCGCTTGCGCGAGCTTTTGAGCGAGGGCGCCGTCCTTCACGATCGCATATTGCACATGCTCACTCTGCGGATGCTGCAAGATCGCCTGAATCTTCGCGTGATCCATCGGCACTTGCGAGCCGGGTCCGGTCGTGCGCATGGCATCGAAGTCTGCATAGACTTTCCGGCCTTTCGCCCAGGTGCTTTCGGCGTGGTTCAGAAAGTCGCGAGAGGCCCGATCCGCTTCGATGCTCTGACGGATACGGGCGTCGATGCCGGATTGCTGCTCTTCAGCGACCCAGCGCGCAGAGTCTAGCACGAATTCTGCGTAGGTTTTATATTTCGTGCCGATCTCGTCTTCGGCCGGCTGTGCGCGTAACCCCGAAGGGTGCCCCGAATCTCCCCGTTCGGGGCCAGACGGTGAAGGCGGCGCCGGGGCCGCAGCCGCAACCGGGGCGGTCGCGGGCGGGGTGGGTGCCGTAGGAGGCTGAACCTGCGCCCGAAGCTCCGCAAGCTCGCGCTCGTAGGTGGCCGCTTTCGCTTCGGCCTCCTTCCGGGCTTTCGTCAGTTCAGCAAATCGCGCTTGGCCGCGGGACGGCTTAGCGGGTTCTGTCGGAGCAGTAGGCGTTTCGGCGGGCGCTTCGACGGGCTCCGGTTCGTGCCGCTCCATCACGTCGGCTAGCGCCTCTGATGTGACGCCCATGCCGCTCAGTGTGCGCCCGGTCGTCGATTCGTGCGTGGTAATCGCGTTCGGGTCCGGTGCTGCCGCTTCTGTTTCTGCCATTAGCCCTTCTTGCTATGGAGGTATTTCCCGAGGTTACGGTGCGGATGCCCGCTCGCCTTCGCGACGTGCGCTAGCTTGCCCTTCATGCTCCCGACCGCAAAATCATGCAGCTGCGACATGCTCATCGAGCCGCGCACCTTCTGCGCCATCGGGAATTTGGCGCCATGTTCTGCCGCCGCCATCAACCGTTGCTGACTTTTACTCTTTGC